CGAGCCCTGCGCCCAGAACGCGTTCCGGTAGTCCTCCGACTTGAGCATCGCGGAGAAGATCCGCTTGGAGCAGATCGCTCCGATGACTGGCCGCTGAGCATCCGTCTCGACGACCGTCGTCCACGTCTGCTCGTTGTCCAGCGGGATCGCCGTGGCCGGAACCGACCACAGGATCGGCGCGGTCGCGGTGTGCGTCCCGGGGAGCAAGTAGTCCGCTTCCGCGATGAACCCGTTCTCGTCGATCGTGACCTTCCCGGTCGACAGGAACTGACCGCGTGCCAGCTCGGCACGGTTGCGGATCGCCGTGGTCAGGCGGTCCACGTCGTCGTAGATGGCGTCGCGGATCCGCAGGATCGCGGGATCGCCACCACCCTCAGCGAGCTCCTGGATGAGGGACTCACTGATCGGCAGCTTCTCCGAGATCGGAGGCAGCGTCAGCTCGGACACGACGATCGAGTCGGGACGCTTCCCGATCGGCGCCTCAGCGTCGTACGCCCGGTACTTCGCCGTGGTCGACCGGTGGACCCGGCGGACGGTCTTCGTCTTGATGCCCTGGATGGGCCGGTCCAGGAGGACCGACGTCAGGGGGTTCTTGATCGGCTCGGGCACCAGGCGGGCCGCAAGGGTCAGCGCGATGGGCGAGACGAGCTCGGTGATGGTTGTCATGAGGGGCTCCTATCTCGCTCAGACGTACTGGATGCGGCCGGCGACGTCGGCCTTGCCGTCAGCATCGACGGGGAGGAACAGGTTGGCCTCACGGACCTTGCCGTGGGTCAGGATCGCGGCGACGATCTTCGCGTCCGCTGCCTTCACGGCCTTCGACGCGACCAGGTGTCCGGCGAGAACGCCGATCCCGGTGGTCGTGTTGGCCGTGGTGTACGGGCCGTACAGGCCGGTTGCGGTGATCTTCGCGAGCGGGGTCCCGCTGGGGATGTACCCGTTCGGGTAGGCCGTGCCCGCGGTGAACGCCGCGACGTCGAGGGTGATCGTGTCGGTCGCGTCGAGGCCATGGGCGCTGCCCAGCCACGACGGGTCGTCCGGCACCTGGTACTCGGTGGTGCGGGGCTGAATGTCGGTCATCAGCTTCTCCTCTGCTGTGCGAGACCGGAAGGGCAGGTTGTCGCGCACGGGGCGAACTGATCCGGCGTCCACGTTCGGGGCGGGTGTGGTGACCCGTTCCACCAGTGCTGGTGGTTGCTCACACCAAGTCTCACAGGGGGGGTGTCACACGTGAGGGAGGGCTGGTGCCATGCAGGCTCCAGCCGACCGCGCGTCAACGCGTGAGGTAGATGATCGCGGCCTTGAGCCGGGCAGGGTCGTCGTGGAAGTGGCCGAGTCCTAGGTTGCACGGGGGGCACAGCATGCCGCGCACAGTGCCGGAGTCGTGGCAGTGGTCGACATGCCAGACCTCCACGTCATACGCGCCGCAGATGGCGCACCTCCCGCCCTGCGACGCCAGGAGTGTATCTCGCTCCTCCACCGTCATCCCGTAGGCCTTCCGGAGCCATTTGGCCTCATGGAAGCCGGGGCGCGCGGCGAGGAACAGGCTCATCCGGCACTTCTCTCCGCAGTAGATGACGTTCCTGGGCCGCCCCGACAGATCGGCACCGCATGCGCGGCACGCCTCTCCTTCCCGGTGGTTAGTCCTGAGGCGACCGGCGCGGATGTCACGCCGGTACTCGTTCATGCACGACTTGCACCACCGGTCAGCCCGCGGGCGCATCGAGGGCACGAACACTGACTCATCGAGGTCCTGGTTGCAGCGTCGGCACCGAAGCATCATGGCAAGGATTCTACGCCCTTTCCGCGTCCTGCGCCAGCAGTACCCGGCATGTGTTGACGCACCAGCCCTCACGCTTCTACACCGCCGGCGGTTTGGTCCAACCGCGCTCGAGCGCCACCGCGGCGGCTTCCTCAGCGGCACTCTTCCCAGCCGCCGGGGAACCCGGAGGCGCCGGCGGTGTCGTGTCCTGACGGGCCGGGGCCACGCCGAACAGGCCCGGGGCGGTGACCTTGAGTGCGTCGATCGCCACGGTGATCGCAGCGGCGTCAGCACCGACCGGGACGGCCAGGTTGATCACCGGGATGGTCTTCGCATCCACACCCGCGGCGATGAGCGCGGACGTGACCCTCGCGACGTGCAGCTCGCGTGCGGCCTCAGACTTGAGGGTCGCGGCTTCGGCACGCTCAGTCGCGGCGGCCTCACGGTCCTTCTGCGCCTCGGACTTCTGCGCGTCCTCCGCGGCCCGGCGGTCAGCAACGAGCTTCGTCGCCTCTTCGATGGTCATGCCGAGCTTCTCGGAGACCTCCTGCATGGCTGCCCGGTGACCTTGGGCCTTCTCACGGGTGGCGATCGCGGTGACGTCGTCTTGGGTGAACACGCGGGGCGTCTCAGCCGGCGGGGCAATGATCGGGGGTACAGCGGGGACTACGGGATCCGTGGTGGACACGGTGCCTCCAATGTTGGGGAACGCTGGTAGCACCAGTCTCAGGAGGGGCCTGTCACGACCACATGTCACGCTCGTGCAGTGCGTCGGATGTGCGCGCGATCAGCTCGCCGGCGATGTGCGCCAGGTGCTCCTCATGCTCGAACACGTCGTCGCTGATGATCACCGGGTCACCGATGTCACGGCGGAAGATCGTCAGAGCCGCGTGGACGCATTCGTGGGCGACGACCTCGGCGGTGATGTGCCCGAGCACCAGGCGCATGGTGCCGACGTGCGCGGTCGGGGCGGAGTCCACCCACGCGCCGTCGACGTAGCGTTGTCGGATGAGCGCGGGCTGGAAGATGGCGCCGGCGGTCGCGAGCGAGCTGGCATCGTCCATGCGCGTCACGGCCGCTCGGCGCATCTGCTCGAGCGTGTCGTGAACGATGACGGTGAACCACCTGCGGCGCCCGCCGTACATGAGGTGCACGTCGTACTGGTGGACGTTGAACCTCACGACTTCTTGCCCTTGTTGCCCTTGTTGCCCTTGATCCGCCGGTCAGCCGGCGTGCCCTTCGAGGGTTTGCCACCCATGTCGTCACCTGCCCTCGCGATCTCAGTCCACTCAGGTAGTGGCATCGTCGGTGCGAGCACGTTCGCGAGGTGGTCCACCATGAGTTCCGCGTGCGTAGAGAACAACTCCCACAGGAGATGGGCAGCCTTCGGGGGCAGGTAACCAGAACGCAGCAGGCCTACACGGATGATGTCCGTCTGATCGCGGTGCACGACATGGATCAGTTCGTGAACGATGTCGTTGCGTTGCTCCACCGGTGAGCGGGTGTCCAACCAGTCGCGGGCGATGCTGAGGGGAGCGACATGCCTGCCCTCAGTGGGGAGCACGCTGGCGTTCGCGCTCTTGGGGCATGGTTTGGACGCGAGGAACACGTCCCAATGGCTCAGGCCCATGAGGTCGCGGATCTGCCAGATGTACGTCTGGATCGCGTCGGCCTGCGCACTGGTGAGGTGAAGTTTCCGGCTCATGCGGCGCGGCCGCGTTCCTGGATGATCTCCGCGTTCCGGCACCTGGCTTCGCACGCCTGAGCTGCTGTCGGCGTCCCACACCGATGCCTGCACACATAGCAGGTCACCCGCAGCATGTGGCACGCCAAGCACCGGGACTCGCATACCCGCGGGAAGTCACAGTGCAAGCACAGGCCGCGCGGGTCACGGATCCCACCACACCGGCACACCCCGGACGCCACGATCGCTCACGCCCCGACTGCAGTCGACGCCGCAGCAGCAGCGGCAGCAGCAGCATCAGCGGCCTCGAGCATGGTCCCCGCGGCCTTCGCCGGCAGACCCAGCATCGCCCGGGCGGCATCCACGTCACCCGTCGCATCCACGAGCTTCACCGCGTCATCGAACTGGCCCTGGCGGATCTCACGGACCTCGGCCTCGGCGTCCTCGATCGGCAAGCCCACGGCTTGGAGCATCCGCACCGCCGTCTCCGTCGAGATCGCGTGCACACCGAGGAGGTCCTTCACCTCAGTGACAGCACCCATCCGGTCGGCCGGCAGGGACGCACCCAGGGCGATCGTCGCCTCAGGCAACAGCCCGGGCTTGAGCGCACCGTTGGCTTGGGCGAGGCGCATGGCGAACTTGAGGATCAGCGGGTACTTCTCGTCCCGCACTGTGCGCATCTCCCGCAGGAGTTGCTTCGCCGGGTGGAACCCCAGCTGCAGGGCGAACCCTGATGGCACATCAGCGGGCGACACCCGACCGAGGAGGGCTTGTGCGAGACGCGAGTTCGTCGCCAGACGGTCCAGCAGGGACTGGCTGAACTTGATCAGCGCGTCGAGGTTCTTCGACGTGTCCAACCAGTTCGCGGTCGTCCCGGCGGGCATGCCCCACTGGTTCGGTCCGCCGGTCAGACCGCCGGCGGCGACACCTGTGGTCACCAGGGATGAGACGCCGGACTTCTGTGCCGCAGCCGCCAGGTCGGTGTCGGTGTTCCCCAGGTCGTCGAGTAGGCCGGCGAGGAGTAGCAGCAGGGCGTTGCCGAAGGTGCGTTGCGACGTCGGGTCGTTCGTGACGTGCACGACGGGCATGAAGTCGACCTCAGTGTCCACCCATCCATCCGTCCCGGGTGTGCCGGTGAGAACCTGACGCCACGACGGGTTGGTGAGCTCGTCGGCGTACACGGTCCGCCCGGGCATCAGGTGGTCGAGCTGGTAGTCGCAGGCCCGGTACTGGCACGTCCACGACCGGTCGTCACCCCACGGGGCGCGGACCGTCCGCTCGAGCTTGGTCATCCGCCAGGTCATGCGCCGCACCCAGCGGGTGCCGTCCTGTGCCAACCACTCCCAGGCGACGTGCACGACGGGCGGGAACCCGTCATCGTCCCAGCCCGCGACGGTGGCGTGCGGGTCGGGGAAGTAGAACCCCGGGTCGTACACGCGCAAGGTTGGCCGGTTCTTGAGCACTGACCAGCCGAGGACGTACACGCCGTCACCCTGGGTGATCGTCAGGTCTTCACCCTCGAGGAGTTTCTGTGTCAGACGCTCACGGATCACCCAGTCGGTGAGCCAGGCTTCGGCCGGGTTCGGCGGTGCCTCGATCGTGGTGCCGTCGGGGCCCTCCGTGTCCGGGACGAGCTCCGGTTCGGGGAACGTGATGGACTGGTCATCCCCAAGGACCAGGGACCGGGCGGTGGCCACCAGTAGGGCGCCGTCACCGTACTCGCGGTAGTTCTCCGCCGGCCCGTGCCCGATCGTGTACTCACCCGGGCTGCCGACGACCGCGAGGTTCCACAGCGAGTCGGGCAACCAGAACCGGCGCGTGTTCTCCGTGTACGCGGCGAGCACCTGGTAGGCCGTCAGCCGGCGGGCGTCCACGTCGTCGACCCATGTTGCGACACCGAGGGGCCGGGTGTTGTCGCGCAGGTCAGGGATGTGCGCGAGGGGCGCCCACTGGTCTTGCACGTGGATCTGCACCGGGTGGCCTCCCTGACTGGTTTGGTCACCTCATCGTGACCCCGGGGGTGTCACCGTCCGCGCATGGTCGACCACCGTGCAGCCTGCGTGGGTGCCGTGCCGATCCCACCCTCCGAGTGCTGAGGCAGCAGCAACGCCGTGAGGACGTGCACGAGCGCGTCGATCCTGTCCGGGGATGCTCCGTCGCCTGTCCATGTGACCATCTGATCCTCGAGGGTGGCGAGCCTGTCGGTGCCGTCAGCTGCGTGGCGAACCCGGCCGATCTCGTAGAACGCCGCGACGGATTCAGCGCGGACCCGCTTCGACTGCACGGCGTGGACACGGCGCACCGGGGGCGGCAACCGGGTGGCGCGAGCTCTGAGCGTCTTCCATGCGGCGCGCATGACCTCGAGGACCATCTCACCGCCCTGGTTGTCCTCGATGACGACCTCGGTGGCACCCCAGTCGAGGACTGCGTTCCACACGCGGGTCGCCCATTCGACGGGTGTGCCGTGCCCGGACCGGTCGTCGAGGACCCACGCGTAGCCTTCGACATCCAAGCCGGCGACGACGATGCCCGTCTCGTCCGACGTGTCCTTCGATGTAGTGGCCGGGTCGACGCCGACGCCGACGCGGGCCATGCGCGGGTGGAAGTCGCCGGACTTGCCGCGGTTCAGGTCGATCCATGGGGACTTCCACACCGCGCCTTCGACGGGTGCCGGGTGCTGCTGGTACAGGGCTGACCAGGTGCGGGTGGTCGACCGGATCTTGATCGCTTCCCACTGTGCCTGGGTGCGGCCGCGTGCTGAGTCCATGAACTCGCCCACGGCCCGGCCGAGCGGATCCGTCTCGGCGTTCTCGCACTGGGCGGGGATAGAGATGACGGTCCACAGGTGCCCGTCCTCAGCTGCGAGCAGGCGGCCGGCGAGGTCGTCCTCGTGCCAGCGGGTCAGGATCAGGACGACGGGCGCACCGGGGGCCAACCGGGTGGCCGCGGTCTCCTGCCAGAAGTCCCACGCCCGTTCCCGGTACGTGGGGGAGTCGGCCTGCTCGCGACCCTTCACGGGGTCGTCGATGATCAGGACGTCGACCGGGCGCCCGGTGAGGGCACCGTCGAGACCCACCGAGTACACGCCGCCTTCATGGCCGTCGAGCTGCCACTCATGCTGGGCGGACACGTCGGGTCGAACACGCAAGTTCAGGTCTGCGGCATTCGAGGTGATGTCGTTGCGGACGGCGCGACCCCACCCTCGGGCGACCCCGGATTCGTAGGACGCGATCGCGATGCGCAGGTCAGGGTTCTGCGTCAGGCACCACAGGGGGAACCTGCGCGAGGCGCGCTGTGACTTGCCCTCCTGGGGTGGCATGGTGATGATGACCCGGGCGTCGGCCGTGTTGAACGCCGTGACGAGTGTCCGGTCGATCAGCTCGAGCGCCGAGGTTTGCCGGGTCTTCGGGTCGAACGCTTGGGCGAGTGCGCCGGGTGTGGCCCACCGTGGGGGCGGTGCGGGCTCGAACGCGCGGGCCGCGGCCTCAGCCCACAACACGCTCACGGACCCGTCACAGGGCACCGCCGGCGAGGAGCCGCAACCGTGCCGGCACCACCAGACCAACCCGCTCCTCCTGCTCAGGGGTCAGGCCGAGGTCGTCGAGGACACCGCGGATGACCTGCGCCACGAGCTCGCCTTGCTTCTCAGCGAGCTGCACACGCCGCTCTTCGACGCCGGCCTTGAGTGCGGCCGTGCAGACGGTGACGAGGTGGGCGCGTTCCTGCGTGTACAGCACGTACCACACGGACGGGGCAGCCGCGTCGACCTTGTCAGTGCCCGGCCACTGCCCCGAGCCCTTGTGGGTAGATTGCTTCCTGCCCCACACCAGTTCGTGCCGCGCCGGCGCCGGATGCACGGACACCCCGCGCGCATCCGAACCATCCAGGTTCGACTCGATGAAGTCGAGTTCGTCACCGAGCTCCTGGACCTTCCCGCGCAACCACAGCACATGCCCGGCCGTCCACTGCACCTCATCCAGCAGGGCCTCAGCCGGCGACACGTCCACCCTGAGACCCAGAGTCCGCACCGCCGTGCTCGCCTGAGCCTCAGCGAGGCGCCGCGCCGCGGCCGCCCGGTTCTGTTTGGCCATCCCACCGTGGACCTTGCACACGGCCTGACCGTGCATCGCCCGCTGTGTGCACGGTTGACCGTCGGACTTCCGGTGTGCTTGGCACCTGGGGTGTGGTTGCCCGCACTTCGGGCATGGCATGTGGTCTAGCACTTGCTTGGGTGTTTGCTTGGCCGCGGTCATGCTGGTACGTCCGCTCGTGCTGGGAGCGACAGTGCTGCGGCGGCGAGTGCGGCGTCGAGTGTGTCGAGGCTGCGGCGTAGCTGGGTGATCTCCATTGTGGCGTACCGCCCGATCAGGCTCTGTGCGGCGCGCTCGAGGGTCCGATGCTGACCAAGGAGTGCGGCGACGTCGGCCAGGTCGTGCTCGGTGAACTGGTCGTCGCCGTACCAGTAGGGGTGTCCTTCGTCGTGCACGAGGTGACCGCCGAGGGCGGTCTCGATGCGGTCGAGCCGGCTCTTGAGCTCGGCGCTGTCGGGCAGGTCGCGGATCCGGTACTCGAGGGTCTGGTCGACGCGCCGGGCGATCTCGGCCTCGTTGTCAGCCCTGGCCTTGAGCGCACCCTGTTCGATGGCTTGTGCGCGCAGGGTG